ATTTGGCGTTTGCTGAATATTCAAATTTTTTCAAAAACAAGACACTTGTTATAGGAGGGCTAAAGCCCTCATAACCTAAGACATCCGTTATAAGATAATTTTTTACTCTAGCCAATAATAGATGGCAAATAGATTAACACAAGCCCTCAGATTAGCAAAGACTGCTCGGCAGTCAAAGAATGGAGCTCAAGCAAATGCTCCAAACCTGGGTGTTATAAGGAGGGAAAGAAATGCGTTCAAAGAAGAAAAAAATGCTTTAAAGAAACAAACAAATGCGGCACAGAGAGAATCAGAACAGTTAGAAAAATCGGCAATTCTTATGGAACGTGTTACTCCTTTTCTTCAGCCCGAGGGAAATCCCAATATAAATCATTTAGATAACATCTTCATAAAAACCATTTTAAATAGTATGCTTGCTGGTGAAATAGAACAGCCTGTAGCCATTCAACTTATTAACAAACATTATTCCGAAAGAGTGGAGGGAGAACTTCGTCCTTATTTACAAGATCCTAAAATGACGCGTGAAACATTTTTGCCTATCCAAGAATCACTTCATAAGAAATATGATAAAGAAATCAAATATTTTATAAAGATGTATACTGATAAACTTCCTGCTAAAAAGAAAAATAGAAAACAGACCCATAAACAGACCCGTAAGCAGAAACGGACTTAACGACTTCCCATGATACAATCATAAGATGTCGCGACCTTTTGTTAGCGTTATTTGTCCCACGTATAATCGCCGGAGATTCATACCACATATGATTGCCTGCTTTCTAGCACAGACATATCCTCAGAATCGGATGGAACTCGTGATTCTAGATGACGGCTCCGACAAGATTAAGGATCTTATTGAAGCATCCGGTTTGACTAATATTGTCTATCTAGCAGAAGATGAAAAGATGAATATTGGAATGAAACGGAATAAACTAAATGCAGCGGCTAAGGGTGATATTATTGTCTGTATGGATGACGATGATTATTACTCCGATGAGCGTGTTGCCCATTGTGTAAAGAAACTCATGTCTAATCCTGCGTATCTGATTTGCGGCTCTTCTGAAGTCTACATGTATTATACGGATATTCAGAAGATTTATAAGTTTGGACCCTATGCTCCTAATCACGCCACAAATGGGACGTTTGCCTATAAACGCAAGTTTTTGGAGAACCACAAGTATGATGAGACTGTAACACACGCAGAAGAAACTTCATTTTTAAATAACTATAAGGAACCGCTGATACAACTTGATCCTTTCAAAGTTATGCTTGTAATGGCACATTCAGAGAATACCTTTGATAAGAAGAAGATGCGGGAAAGTCCCAATCCTTTCGTTAAACTTACAACTTTAAAAATTAAGGATTTTATTAAGAACCAGTCCGAACTTCGCTCATTCTATGAGACGGCTTAGTTTCCTGTAAGAGATTCAAGAGTGATAGGAATAGGATTCAGATCTTTCTCATGGGGAACATCTGTAAGCCAACTCATAGTATTCCGAATATCAATATCTTCGCCGTCATAAATTGAGGGCATCCAACTATTGAGACCAAAGAGATAATTGGAAATATCCCATTCATAAAGATGTGTAGTTACGGGAAATAAGGCAAATTGTTTAGGAGATTTGGAATTATTCACAAGACCAATAAAGAAATAGTATGGGATGATGAAAATAAAAAGCAGGGCCGCATAAATACCAAGGACAATCCGCATCATGGCAGGTTTATAAATAAAATCATTCATGATGAGACTGGGTGACAGAGCCATAAAACAGAGAAGAAGACTGATTCCGAATGTGACACCTACATAGATACCCAATTTCTTGCCGAAACGCTTAGAGTCAAAAATAGCACGGTCTTCTTCTGCTTGAGTGGGTCCATTTTTCGCTTCTAATTTTATTTCTGGCTTTGATTCCTCCTTTTTTGTATCTAGCTTATCTGACATCCCCTAATTATATGCTTATTTAATAGGGATGGCAACGAGACGAACACGGGGTATGCGGCAGACGAGAAAACAGAAAGTGGGTGACTATATCATAGCAATTCCTTCCTATAAACGGGCGGAAACACTACGGGATAAAACACTGGCCACACTAAAGGAACATCGGATTCCAGCAGAACGAATCCATGTATTTGTTGCTACTCCAGAAGAGAAGCAGCGTTACGAGGCAACGCTAGAGGTGGGAACATACGGAAAGTTAATTGTTGCTATCCCGGGAATGGCAGCCGTCCGCAATTTTATAACAGGCCACTATCCTGTCGGTCAGCGGATTGTCAATATTGATGATGATATCAAGGGATTCTTGGAATTCTCTGAGACTGCTAGACGCCACGAGATGCCTCTACGCAACCTAGATGGATTTATTCGGCGGGCTTTTGCGGAATCACAGAAGACAGGATTCAGGCTGTGGGGAATCTATCCCGTACCGAATGGCTTCTTCATGCGTGCTGGAGAACCGAGTGTAGACTTGAAGTATATTATCGGGGCTTTCTGGGGCATAACAAATCCTGGCATAGATGTCTTGAAAGTCACAATTGATGACAAGGAGGATTACTTGCGTTCACTGATTATGTATGTGGCAGATGGTGGCGTTCTTCGCTTTAGAGATATCGCACCGAAGACGGCTTATTATAAGGAAGCAGGAGGTATGCAAGAAGAACGAACTAAAAACCGCGTGACTAAATCAGCCGAGGCTTTACATCGGGCATTTCCCGATTTGACTAAATTAAATGCCACCAAGAAGTCGGGATTCTTAGAACTCCGGCTGCGTGATGCTCGTGTTGAGAGCGAAAAGAAATTTGGCTTAGAAGCCTTGCGATCATACAAACTCCCATCTGTTTAGATAGCAAACATGAGTGAACCCATACCCGAAGTGATAACTACAAAGTTTACGCTTTCCACATAGATTGTGAAATCGTAATCGTACTGCGGGAAAGGAGGAAGAGGAAAGGGATTCACTTCCAGTTGAAAGTTATTAATTACTGAGACGTTCAAAGAGCCCGAAGGCTGTAAGAGATCCGATCCCTTAGAGGCAAAACTGTACACATAGAGGGGTCCAATAGAGTCTTTTCCTGGTAGTCCATTGATTGCTCCAACTAAATTATCATAGGGTTGCTGTGAACTAAAATAGACCGCCGGTTTTTCCTCGAAGATCTCATTGCCCATACACAAGATTCTAGCAGACTGTAGAATTTCTCTTTGTGTTCCCGGTAAGAGAATGCCAGAACTGCCGGTATTCATGGCTCCTGTTGAGTCCAACCCATACTGAAGCGGTGGTTTATCAGCATATTTCCAATTTGTACAATTCAAATAATCATTGCGATACGTGATTGCGTCGCTCCTTCTAGCAAACCAGACCATTCGGCGAACCATATTATGTGCGTCCAAGTCAAATTTGGTTCTGCTAGTAATTCCTTGAAAGTCAAATTCTTGGATTTGGGTTGAAATATAGGACAGTGACTGCGAAGCAAAGAATTTACGCTCATCATCATTTAAATAAATATACGAGACTTGAAGAGTTGGTTCTAAATTATAATACTCTGTCATTGGTGTTGTAAAGCCGTGATCCACATAGAAATTCTGCGGAGTTGCTAATGTATCAGAAGATGCTACGTAATTAGCATTAAAAAGTTCAACATTAGGATTTAAATTTAATAGAGTATTGGGAATCGGAAAGGACGCATTTTGGTAACCATAACGCACCGGATAACCTGACAGATCTGTAACTGTGTAAAGGCTTCTAAGAGGCTGAAATGTAATCTGAATTTCAACTTCGTGATATTCTAAACCAATGAGTGGCAGGGCATTTCCTAGACCTTCAGAAAACCAGAAAGGTAGGGGGATAAGGAGGTATTGTCCAGGTATGCTGGGATTATTAGCCTGCGGAGAAATAAGATGTCTAGCAGCATCATATGCGGGTAAAACATTCGGGTACTTGTCACCGGTGGTTATTTTAGGATAAGTATCACCAGCATACGGCTTTCCGGCATAAATACCTTTGCTGGGATCATTGATTTCAGGTGTGTCTCCTGTTAAGATTTTCCATTTATAAAAATGGTCAGCGTTATAATCTAATTGTGCTCTAATGGCTAACCATTCACCGCTGAATTCTTGGATTTTTGTGCCACCCACATAGATTGCCACAGACTGTATCATTTGTGCTCCCAACTGGTGAATCCATTTGAATTCATGGGGTTTTCTGCCAGCAATAACTTTACTGTAAATATCAGGAATACGAACACTCAAAGAAATATTGCGAACAAGATCAGCAAAGCGTTGAACTTTGGCCCTTACACGAATAGGCATATCCATTGTAAGTTCTTGGGGGCCGTTAAGGGGAATAGTAATATTCTCTTCACTGAAGTGTGAATGACGTTTAAACGTCTTGTAGAAATACGTAATTTGCGGATTCCCGTTAACTACGACGTTTTGCTTACCAAATGAAACTAATGCTATTAAGCCACCGGGCATCTCCTGTTTTATCTGTATGGAATATGTGGGGATTCTTAAACTGTGAATCTGCTAGATTCAGGGTTTGGGAATATAAGTCGTGTTTGATAAATATAAATCAAAAGTTACCCTGGTAACTCTGTACCCACCAGGCATCGGCCAAATACGGCGGAATCTGGTCCGACGCACTGACAATCTTGGATGATGGCCCCTGTCTATAGAGAGCATCAATCTCAGCATACGACAAGGCATAGGCATAGTAGTTTAGACGACTGAGCATACCATCAGCCTTTCCATTAACAGTATAGCGTGACTCAGGTGCTGCTTGAACACGATTATCATCATTCTGAATGGCTTGGAAAGCATATACATCACCGAAGTTGAGTTTAGGTACAGATGTTAGTGTCATACGCTGAATTACATTACCATTGATGAAGACGTCCAACGCCCGGCCCTTACAGACAATAACAAGATGAAACCACTTCTCCACGGGAATATTAGGAATATCTACGTAGTTATCCCACTTATCAGCAGAGTTCATAACAATACGGAGCGTGTTGGAATCGCTGACTGTGAATACGCCAGGTGCTAGCAGAGGATAGGCATCAGGGGGCGGCGAACCCTTGTGGAAGACGTGGTGAAGGGTGTTCTGCTCCTTAGTGAAGTTGGAATTGCGGAAATTGAGGAAAACACTGTAGGTAAATTCAGTACCACCCGCTTCGTTACGACTCAAAAAGCATGTCTTAGATGTATCCAGATTTGGTTCTTGTGTATATGTATCAGTAGCTGAGGAGGTATCAGGCTGAAGAGAAGTGTTCATTTCCATGTATGTACCATATAGAATACCAGCATTATTCAAAATAGATAGCAGTACATACATGAAAAGCACTACGATCACAACCTGTATTACTTGGTCAACTGTACTATTTCCGAGACCAGTGGGCATAACTGAATCCATATCTCTACATTATACCTGATAATTTCAAACAGTTATACTGCTAGAAATTATGATTATTAATTAATAAATCTAAATACCAGCTACTGACCCATTCTGAACACTCTGGAGCAGATTTCCAACAGAGCCCGTGCTAGTTAGTCCAGCACTATCCAGGGCACCGGCTACTGAACCAGGCACTGTTACTGTCTGATTGCCAGAGCATGATGCTTGAGGAGGAGTTACCTTATAGGCACCATATGTTAGATTGATTCCGAAGAGAGCCAGGAGTCGGTCAAGAAGAGTATTGCTTTTGAGTGTCGGGCCAGCCATGTACATAGAATAAGCACGGTCAGGAGTTACAGCATAGCTAAAGAGTTGAACCCTGCTTAACGCACCACCAAATCCACCAAACTGGCACGCGTCTACCTGAATTCCAGCAGACCCAACCGCCTTCGGGAAACGGACAACATTGTCCAACATACAGCTGCGGCTCAACTTACCATCCAGGTATACATCGCACACACGACCGTTGATTACGATGTTGACGTGGACCCAACGCTGAAGATCAAACTCAGGTAAGTCGCAAACAGGGTAGTTGACTGTGTTCATGAAGTCCGCTAAGCCCGTATTGCTAGGACCGAAGAGACTATTGTACGCCGTAAGATCCGTGTACTCTGTACCGGATGACGCAACAGTCGGTGAGACCGCCGCACCCGTGCTACTAGCGGCTCCACTGCCAGCCGTCTTAACACGAATCATGAGTTTATTCTCATAGGGGTAGATGCCAACAACAACCGTGTTGTGGTTACCCGAAGAGCCCTTGAGTGTTATAACGTGCTTCATCCGTCCAGAACGTACCTCAAAGTCACTAATGTACATCCAGAAAGCAAGAGTAACCTCGCCGCCAGTGAAAAGCATCGGAAGAGTACTTCCTCCAGTGTCTTTTGAGGCCTGAACACCATTTGAACCATCGTTAAATTCTACAACAAGTGCTTCACGCGGATCCTGCTGCGGATAAACAAGGCGGTAGGCCGAGTAGACAATTACGAACGAGACAAGAACATAAATAACGTTTGTAAATAAACTTCCTCCGCCAACACTGGTTAAGGCTGCTCTAGCATTGTTCATTCTCTAAGAATAGCAAATACAAAAAGAAGGCGGACTCAAGCATATTCATATTTTACATACGTTTTACAATCCCCTTTGACCTCTTCGCACCAGGGCATTCCAGGGCATAGACTCAATTTACTTAAATCGGGTGTGACAAAAGAATAATCCACCGGTATAAGGGGAGCACCTAATGTGTCAGAAGTGCTTTTATATTGCGTTGTCACTTCAGATTCATTTAGACGTCCTTGAGTAATTTCCCATAAAGCCATTTTACCCAGGATGCCCGAATTTCCTACCATTTGTATTCCATCCGTATTCTGCTTTAGCACGTTGGGCAGTTGAGCACTCTTTACATGAATTCCATTAACATAGATATCAACGCTGCGGCCTTCAATCGTTATGACGGTATGATACCATTTTGAAGGGCTAATATTGGGAACATCAATGGATGTAACACGATTCATATCGCCCGTTGAAATATTCGCAAATTCATATCGCATCTTTTCTTCCGCAGAAATATAAGACGCGGTTATTGATGCTAGTGACTTCCGCAAAGGGTCAGTAACACCCCATCTCCAGAGGACCTGCGGATTTGAACGCTGATCCGTTGCTCCAGTGATATACAAATAATTTGAAAATGAAAATGAACCCGTTGCTACTTTCATTAATTGATCCCCGCGAAGAACAAAGGGATATTCACTCGGTTTGAACTCCCAAGGTCCAGGATTTCCTACTCTATTTTTGAACTGGTAATACATTATGACAGCCATTATGATACCAATTATAGCAGCAGTTGCCATAATCATACCAGCAATTTGCGTAGGCGTTATTGGAGATTGTTCCATCCTGTTATATGCGGGGTTTATGATGCTGTTGGGACATCGCATGAGTCACCAACTGCTGCTAATGTAATAGGTCGTGGTGTTCCTGTCGCAGCAGAATCTCTAACCTGTTTTGGATTCAGGGCACCATTCCAAATCTTCATATTCATTACGACTCCATAGACCGGAACTGGTCCACTGCGTCCATAGATATCTGCTGGAACACCACGAGGCGTGCCTTTTAATATGATAGATTTCATGAGTTTTCCATTCATATATACATCAACAACTGAGTTATTAACGACTAGGGTGATACGAATCCATTGTTGAAGAGGCACATCATCTAGTGCAATACTTTCCATGTACAAGACATCATAGCCTACAACACTGGATTGAGCAGCCTCTGTTTGAATAAAGAAAACAATGTCATTCCGATACGGATGAAGAAAAATACCAGGATTCATGTACACGGGTAAAGGTGTTCCTCCAGCAGACATAGCAGAACTAGTAGATGCTTCCCATGTTAGATCACTAGCGGTATTTCCTGTAATCTGCTGTGTAGGACCAGAAGAAACCTGTTGATTATAATCATCACTTCCGCGATGAAGAATATGACGATATGACCCTAGAGCAGGTGCTTTAGAAGAACCAATATTCAAATCAAACATCATTGTATAAAGCCCGGGCCTTTTCGCAATATTATCCTCCTTTGAAATTAGAATTGCTGAAGGAGGGTCACCTCCAGTCGGAATTGGTAAATTCGTCCAGTAACGTTTAGACTGCGGTTCGCTCGTAAATAGACCATTGTCATAAAATGCCGAAGAAGGTAAGAAACTGTTTTTCAAATAAAATATAATGATACCAGCAATAATAATAAATATAGCAAACCCAACAATTTCTAGCACACGCATTGTGGAAGGACTGGCATCAGGTAAGCCGAGGTCTACCCTTGACAGATTAACACTTGGTAGACGTGGCAGGAAACGACTTTCGCCGGATGCTTCCCTAAAAGCAGAAGTTGCTGCGGCTATGTTACGATTTACCATCTCTCCCTACTTATTGGGTTTCTTTAGAAACTTTGTAATTAATTCTGGAATTTGTTCGGGGTTTTTATAAAGATAATAGACGCCTATCCCTACAATTGTGACAGTAATAGCCGACGTTCCTAGTTTATACATATTTTGAACAGTACTATGTACCACATCTTGGTATAAAAAGTACATATATGCGGAAACTATGAAAAGAATAAATCCGACTTCTAGTAACAGAGGTGCTGACATTCTATCATTTCAATTGATTTCTCTTACGCTTTTTTGTCTGTTTGCCAGACATGAAGTTTTGGAGTTTACGTGTTGCTCCTTCAGGTATTCTCTGTCGGTATGTTTTGGCTAATTGGGCCGCGGATTGTTCAACATCTTCCATTTCATTGAACTGCGGTAGCAACAGGGTTTTAGTGGGTTTTGACTGGGCCTTTTCTAGTTCGGCCGCCTCATCAAATCCGCTTCTAGCATAATACTCTGCTGTCTCCCCTTCATCACACTGCTGAAGGCGGTCACGGAAGTAACACACAAATGTTAAACGCTGGAAACGCTCCTCCGAACCGATTAGACCTGTTGTAGGATCACGTGCCCTAATATCAGGAAGAGACATATTATACGCTTTATCTTCAGGAGTTTCATACATCGGCGTATTACAATGCCATTCGTGAACATCCATCGCAATGAAATCTCCTGTGCGAAGATCAAAACCCACGCCGAAACGGGGGAAAAGCGTATAGCCACCGTGGTACTTTCCCCACTCAATTACGGATAGATTACCGAATCCATTCCTAAAATCACCGTCATCTTTGTGTAGGGCTGTGCGGAAGTTTAAATTGACTGTTAGAGTGCTAAAAGCAGTTCCGGGAATCTGATAATTCTTCTTTGCTTGTACTGCGGCTAACTGTCTAGCATGCTCTTTGGGGACAAGGGCTTTGAATTGCTGGTCAATTGCTTGGAGAAACG